TCATTAGTACGAAATGCCATATAGCCACTTGACCTTGCATCACCTTCAATATTTGTATAGGTGTTTGAGGGAGTAGAATTTTCAGCAAAACAAAATCTTGAAACATTTGATGCTGTGTTAATTGCAGTAATTGTATTACTACTTGTAGAAGATACTGATAAAGCAAAACTAGGACTACTTGTGCCAATTCCAATTTTTTGTGAACTATCAACAGTAAGTGCATCAGTGTCATTGGTCTTAATCGTGACACTATCAGCAGTAGTTGTTCCTAATTTATTATTCTGTCCGTCAAATTCTATTGTCATACTATCACCAATGTTCCATCTACTGTTATTGTTCCCTCAATAGTGACTATGCCTACCATTAAGGCATTACTATCGGAGGGAATAACTAGGGATTTTGTTATTGTGGACTTATGTAAAACATCAACATCATCTGTTCCTGCTCTACTGCCTACATAATAAATATCGTTTGTATCTGTACTCATTAGCTGACATCAGTTAAGAGAGAGATGATAATATCCACATCTCCACCAGTAGCATCAGATTGAGCTTTTAAAATACTACCAGTTGTTAATACTAATTTTCCTTTAATAGCTTCTACTTTTGAATTTATCGGAATAGACAAATCCTTCCCAATATAAATATCAGGGTCTCCAGAGCCACCAGCATTATAATATAAATCTACATTAACTCCTGATGTTCCTGTATTAGCCATATTTAAGCCAACTACAATCTGTTTATTTACAGTAGCACTAAGAATCGTAGTCAGAGTGCTATCTGAAAGTTGTGCTGTGCTAGATGTGAAATTGTTTGCCATTTTATTCCTTTATAATATAATTGATAGTTTTTTTCAAGTTTAACCTAAGGCTATCGCAAAAGGGATAGCATTTGGGTCTGTTTCTGTCACTGTTACTGTTGCTGGTAATGTCACGACATTAGTATCTGTCGCAACAGAGAATAAGCTTAAATCATCTGTTCCATCAAATAGTTTCATGGTGATTGTATTGGCTACAGAATTATCTAGCCATATTGTTCCAGCTTCTGCTGAGCTGGGTCTAGAACTTCCTAAATGTCCTGAATTTAATGCAGACAAACTGGTATTCAAATTCCCACGAAAAGTGGCAAATGCCTGATTGTCCAAAGTTATTTGTGATGCTTGACTCATGTTATTACTTGACCGACTCCTTCTGATATAAAATCAAATGTTTTATCTATGCTCACATCTGAACTGTTAAAGAACTCAATTGTGAACTGTGATGCACTCTTTCCTGTAATGACATAATAGTCACCATTAGATAAAGACTGTGCAGAAATACCTATAGCAGGATTTATTTTAAAGGCATAATTATAAGTTACTGTTTTCCCACCTGTACCACTTGCAATATCATTTCCACTTTCTCGTCTAGTAGGAATACTAGATGCTACAGATAGTTCTTCTATCAATGACCTTGCTTTTAAATCATCTGATAAAAACTTTACTCTAAATTTAAAATATCTACCAACATATTCACCTACAACAAATTGACTATATGCAGAATAAGTCACATTATCATCACTTGTAGATACCTCTAATAAACTATGAGCATTTCCACCAGATGTACCATCAAAAGGCGAAGGTCTGCCATCATCTATTAAAGTAATGCTATCTGGTCTGCCACCATCAAAGAACTCAGATACATCTTGAGTAAATTGTTTCACTGTAGCAGTAAAATTAACTTTTAATTTAGCACCAACATCAATCGTATTCGCAAATTCATAAGTTCCAGTAGCAGGTACTCTTGTTGTGCTAACCCCCACAGTTCCTGTTGCAGTTAATCCAATATAATTAGTTCCATTAATAGTGACTAAAGAAACACCAGTTTTTGTTCCTGTAAATCCTGTATGTTCATTAATACTTGTATCGGCTACATAATTAACACTTTCAATATTAGTAGTAACTATAGTTTCATTAGCAGATTGGTTTCCTAATTTATCGACAGATTTTAAAAGGTAGCTCCCAGTTTTGAGAGGTACTGTAATTGAAGTAGCTGGTCTAGCAATCTTATCCACTAAGTCAAAAGAATTTAACCAAGAAGGACTGACTGTATCTGTACTAAATCTCAATTGATAATAATCGAGGTCAAGGTCAGGAATTGCCGACCAAGATAACAAAGCTTGGTCACCCACGACATTGATAGAAAAGTTTGTCACATCACTAGGAACTTCGGTTTGTCCAATAATAACCCTTGATGCAGTGACATAGGTAGATTTAACACCAATTGAATTTATGGCACGACAACGCACATGATACTCAGCATTATCAATCGCATTAAGCAAAAAATATTCTAATGCAGTACCTCTACCAATGACTCTAAATTCATCAGTTATAGAATTGCCAAATCTGTCAGTTAGCTGTTTAACTTCCACTTCATATTCAGCAACAAACTTGTCTGGTGATGCTCCAATAGTAGCTGATAATCTAGTCAAAACACCACCATCATTATATTCTATCATTTCATCATCTAGTGTTAGAGATGATGGGGGAGAGATAGTGAAGGGGTCTGCTAGATTCGTGTCTGGCACAACATCTGCCTGAACCTTTTCTGTAAAACTATACCATGAGTTCTGGTGTTCTTGTAAAGACAAGGAGCAAGTGTAGTCAGGGTTTATAGCCATACCCACCACCCTGAATGGTTTGGAGCTGAAGCCTGTGATAGTGTGTGTCACATTTACGATATCCCCTATGGCAAGGTCTAAAGCTTCATAATTCGCTTTTAAATCTACCCTCAAAGTATTTCTACTTCTTGTTAAGATAATTTCACCAAACTCTAAGGCTTGGTAATAATTAGTAATAGTTGGTAAATCTATTGTTGCTTCTTGTAAGAAACCACCATCTTCAGTTTTTAAGCTTTGATGTTCTGCATCTGTCTCAGGATAAACAGCAGTATCACTTTGCCAGTTCTTTTCACTGTTAATCCAGTTTAATTGAACTCGGTTATATTTTTCATTCTTCTTTTCACTAATGACTTTAATGCCACCAATGATTTTATCTTCATCTAAGGTAATTGAAGCAGTACCAGTTGTTTCAACAACTAATTTATATTTACCTTGAGTATAAGGTAAGAATCCTCTCATTCCTTTTAAGAGGTCTTTAGTGTTGTCTATAATCTTTCTAGATGTGTCTAATACATAATTACAAGACATAAGAGAGATTGAATCTCCCCCGCTGTAGGGAGTAACTGACTGACTGCAAATTCCACTTGCAGTGTAAAATGAGGGGATGTCAATATCGGTAATATCAATCCCTTTTCCATATCTTGTATCAGTTAAATAATCTAATAAACACCATGCTGGGTTATCAGTAAAAACTCCTGTTGTCTCGACACTAGATGCATCATAGGTAGAAATTTTTCTACCTTGTACCAAAGCTTGGATGTTTGGTATGCCAGTGTATTTATCTGCATCCCAAGCAATCTTAAAAGCACAATAGGCAATTCCACTAAGAGGTCTTGTTTGGCTAGACCAACTAGATAGCTCATTTAAGAGTGATGATTGTGATTGACCATCTGTTCCATAGAATGTTTGAAGTTGGATGGTTGTTCCAAATCTTGAATCACTGGATGTAACAATGCCACCATCACTAAAACTAGAACCAAAGGTAACCTCTTGGTCATCAACATATATTTTTGTAATTCCATTTATTTCGCCTTCACATAATACTAATGCACCATAAAGATATTCATTAGTTGAATCGACTTCTAGGAATATACGAGTTCCGCCTAATAATCGAGTGCCATAAATAACTGGCAGATGTGCGTTATTAGATTGTTTATTAACTAAGATGCCTTGAGCCTGTTGATTAGAAAGCTCATCAGAGAAATCAGGTGTTTCAGGTTTGGGTGCTACCCAAGAAATAACTTTGTTAGCAACGAAATTAACAGCAACTGCTTTTAATATTGGAATAATAAAACCAAACATTATTTTCTACCCCATAAAATATCTTGTACTGTCAATCCTGCAAAATCCATTCCCCTGTCATTGGGAAAGAATATTTGTTGTGAACCTGTATTAGTTTTTCTCCCTGCTACTCTGCTAAAATCAGAAAAGTGAGAAGTACAGTTTAAAACCAATCTTCCTTTTTCTGTATCAATAGAATAACTATCTATAAACCCTTTATTAAAATTAAAAGTATCTATTAAGGCATCACTAGAATCTAAAAAACCAACATCTACTGTAACTTCATCATTACTGACTACATTATTTAGCACAATAGAAACAAAAGAACTTTCTACAGCAGACAACTCTATTTGAAAGCTAGAAACATTAACCTCTGTACTTTCTGTGTTACCACTAACACTTAATAAATGTCCACTTGCTAGATAAGTGTTCGAATTATGAGTTATATCTTTATAGTGGTTGGTTAGTCTTTGGGGAGTAGGAAATAGAATCTCTACTAAGACTATTGGCTTGACACTTTGGTTAGCTAGTTCAGTTGTTAGACTTCCACTTAATCCTCTAGCCATTATAGAGCCTCAATTACATCTATTTCAAATCTATATAATCCATCTGTGCCAGTATTGAATTGTTGGACATCATTTTGGAGTCTTACTTTTATTGGAACATTGTTGTAAGTAATATTGGTGCTAGAAACTGCTGTTCTTAATGGTGGTTCAATAACCAAATTATTTCCTGTCACATCATTGTTATCAGTGACTACCATATAAACTTTATCATGATTATCAAACTTAATTAATGAACCAGCGAGAATACTTCCACTACCACCTGATAAAGTAATAGTAGTAGCTCCAACAGAAGCTGTGCCATCTACAGAACCAGAGATAGTTCCTCTGGCATTAGAAATAACTGGTGGGATAATAGAAAAGGTTTCTTTTTGACTTCTTTGTTTCATAACAAAGGCATAAACAGACATAAAATCGGCTCTTGTCATTGGGGGGAATGAAGCTGAGAACTTCCATCTTTGACCATCTACTTGAGTAGCAAACATCTTCCCACTATCAGTAGTGGATGTGATTGTATTTTGCTCAGATGAAAAGTTTAAAGCATTGAAAACTGGACTTGTTGGAAATGTACCACTCATTAGACTAAAGCTTCCCTTCCTTGACTATTTAAAGCATCATTAATTAAATTAACTATAGTGCTTCTTCTATCAGTTAATAATTCATCTATTCCTCTAGCATCTACAGTGTTGATTGTGATATTTACATTAGTTCCAGAAGATTTCATTTGATTGTTGGGAACTACAGTGCCATTGGTATTAGGCACAAAAAGCTCAGCACCTCTCTCGCCAATTAAATAGGGTTTATTAGCCTGAACTGTTCCACCATTAGCTCTCCCAAAGATTCCACTAATAGCACCACCAATAGTGGTTAGAACATTAGTTGTTCCACCCATACCACCAAACAATCTTTGTGTTGCTATAGCTAATTGTTGTCTGATAATAACAGAAGCCAAATCTCTAAGAACACTTCTAGCAAAGTCTTTAAAGGATGCTTTTCCTGTCATTACAGCATCTGTTAAATAGTCTGCAAAGTTATTAAATGTTCTAGCTGAAAACTCATCAAATCTTCCTAAGAAGTTTGTCGCTTCTAATATAGTTCTATTAAATACTGGGAAATGGTCTGTATTTATTTCATCAATGATTGATGAATTATCTTTCATTGTTTGATTAAATCTACCTAACTCCGTATTAGCTGTTCTATACCCATCCGATAATCCTTTTAAAATACGAGCTTCTTTTTCTTCTTT